TGGTTTTACCCTCGTCGATGAGAAAGATTTAGACTCAGTCCAGCAATTAAGTAAGGTGGTTGAACAGTCATCAGGCAACTTTGATAAAGCCCAAGAGAAGTTGGATGAACTATATAATGCTATTACCCCATTACTTAATAACCTTAAAGCAAACCCTGAACGTGAGTACATCAAGTGGCCTGATCGGGTAGAAAAGGTGGAGGCATTCGAAACATTCATTCAAAATATTTATGCAAAATAAGTGCAAAATACCTGTACTTTTACTGCAAACTATGGTATAATAGATATATAAGCAATAAAAAAAGGAGTTACAAATGACTACAGTAGGAATGAGCAGAAGAGAAAAATTACAATATGAAGCAAGAATTAGAAGACTGACAGGTACATCTAAGCTACCTATCTCTATGGCCGCACATACATTGATCGAAGACGAAGATTTAATTAATAAGTTAGCTAAAAATTCCAAATCATCACGGGCTATTGCAGACAAACATCTTGATCGCTACATGAAAAAGGTTGATAGTATTAAAGCAGCTAAATGGGGTGATGGTGGAGCTTATTCACCTGAGGTTATGCATGGCACTGATGAAGAAAATCAAGCTGACTGGTCAAATTCTGGTTTAGTAGATGTTGCAAACGATACTATTAAAGGTGAATACTATGGGTAAAAAGACTGTAAGAGCAAGAGCTAAATCAGGCCTTGCAGGCGCGCCACTTGATGGAACCTTTTATCAGTTTAAACAATACATGCATATTGAAATTGATGCTAAGGGTTATGTTGATATCGTTAAGAATTACATCAAGAAGGAGTTCTCGAAGTCTGACGCACTGGCTATTAATGCTAATCCCAAATACGAATTCACTGGTTCACATATAGCTTCTATTATATACTGGAATGAATTAGACAACACCTTGCCAGAGCAATATGCACATGGTAAAGAATGGGTTATTAATAAGCTACAATCATTAATTGAACCTGGTAAAAAATTACTAAAGCTTGCTGAAAAGGAAGCTAAGATTAAAGCGACTAAATTTGTTATTACCCCTCAAATGAGGATGAAACAAAAGGTTCTTGATACCGTAATGGAAGATCTCTATCTGCTTGAAGATAATTGGGTTAAAGGTGGTAAACCTTTAAAGATTAACTTATACAAACAACTGCAAGTGCATGACATTAAACGGTTCGAAGAGATTGAAAGCTGGATTAACGAATACCTTGTTGACTATACACTGTTCTTAGAAAAGGATGAGTATATACTTGAATCGTATGCACATTTAACACGAAAGGATGTACAAGATCGTGTTAAGATTCTTAATCAATTCTCTGAAGATCTTGAGTCGTTTAGAGCATCTAAGAAAGCTGTTCGAAAGATAACTACTAAGAAAATTAAAGGTGCCGATAAACAAGTTGCTAGGCTTAAATATCAAAAACAAAATGCTGAATTTAAGCTAACAAGTATTAACCCATTACGAGTGCCAACATCAATGCATATCTATTTGTTTAATACAAAGAATAAGCAGTTAACTATTTTGAACTCATTAAGTCCTGATGGTATGACAGTGTCTGGTTCTTCAGTTAAAGGCTTTGATCCTGAGACATCACTTAAGATTACATTACGCAAACCGAATGAGGTAATACCTATTGTTCTTAAAAAGAGCACTACACAAATTGGTAAAATGGTAGAAGGTCTTACAACTAAGTCTTCTAAAGCTAACGGAAGGATTAATGAAAACACGATAATATTACAATGCAAGTAGAAGATATAAACAAGAAAAGCTTTAGTAGAATGGTAGAAACATTTGTTCGCACCCGTAAAGGTGCTACATATATAGATGCTATTGTTCAATTATGTGAAGACAACGACTTGGACGTGAGAGATGCTAGGAAATTGGTCACAAAACAATTAATTGAACATATCGAAGCTGAAGCTAGAGACTTAAATATGTTACAAGGCGGCAAAAAAGAATACACATTATTTTAAATAAGCCTGTACTTTTACCGAGAAATATGTTATAATATAACTATACAAACAATTATATGATGGATGGATTTGAAACTTTTACTATTGCCCATGCTATTAACATGCACTTTAATACTAAGTATGATGCATTTAAATATAGATTTAAGACAAGAGTAAATCAAAAGACTTATTGGGGAAGACCTGATAAATATCAATTGACAAAGATTGGTAAACGATTTAAAACAAAAGAAGAAGTAATGGGTTATTTTGCAGCTCATCAAGTTGCAGGTAATAAGTGGAGCGGTGATATGGTACGTGATGAAGCTACATACACCGATTACTTAAAACGAATTGAGAGTCTTTCTTATAATTTTAAGAATGAACTTGAAGAACTTTCTGAGTATAGTTTAGACGGATTGATAGGAATGTATAAAGATAACTATCCAATCATTATAAATAAATACTTAGAAGAGACAGTGTCGCTAGAGACAGTGTGTATCCTTAATGCATTAACAGGTTTCGTTGAAGATGCAAACGGGAAGATTACGGAAACAATATTGTGGCCGGACGTCTACAACAAGGTGGTTAAGTATCAACCTTTCATAAACTTTAATAAAGATAAGTTTATGAAGATTGTGCTTAATACTTTTACATCATGATACAAATAATATACAAATAATATACAGGAGTAATATATGAGTTTTGCAGATCTAAAACAAAAAGCAATGAATATGGATTCATTAGTAAGTGCCGCTGAAAAAGCAGGCGGTAAAAAGAAATCATACGGTGATGATCGTATGTGGAAGCCAACAGTGGATAAGGCAGGTAATGGTTATGCCGTTATCCGTTTCCTTCCAGCGGTTGAAGGTGATGATCTACCTTGGGCTAAATACTGGGATCACTTCTTTCAAGGTCCTACTGGTCAATGGTATGTAGAGAAGAGTTTAACTACTATTGGTAAGGATGATCCTGTATCAGAAATGAATTCTAAGTTATGGAATACTGGTATTGAATCGGATAAAGAAGTTGCACGTAAGCGTAAGCGTAGATTACACTATGTGTCTAATATCATGGTGATATCTGATCCTGAGAATCCAGCGAACAATGGTAAAACATTCTTATATGAGTATGGTGCTAAGATCTTTGAGAAGTTGATGGACGCTATGCAACCTAAGTTTGCTGATGAAACTGCAGTTAACCCATTTGATATGTGGAAAGGTGCTAACTTTAAAATCAAGATTGCACAGGTAGCTGGGTTTAGAAACTATGATCGTTCAGAGTTTGGACCGGTTGAACCATTAGCAGAAGATGACAAGTTAGAAACTATCTATAATCAAGAGTATTCTCTTAAAGAGTTTACTGATCCTTCTACATACAAGAGCTATGACGAACTTAATCTTAAGTTAACTCGTGTTCTTGGTGAAGATGGTGCAGTCACTACTAGTGCTGAACAAGTTGATCTTGACGAAAAGGTTGAGTCTCCATTTGTTGATGCTGCTCCAGTAGCGACAGCAGATGACTCTGGGTCGGATGATACAATGAGTTACTTTGCTAAGCTAGCTGCTGAAGCATAAACTTTAAGTAGTTAATAAGAAGCCCCTTGATTGGGGCTTTTTAGTGCATGGTATAAATAAGTATATGGGAAAAACATATTCAGGCAAATGGAAACCAAAGCACCCAGAGAAGTATAAAGGTGACATTAATAAGATACGCTATAGATCACTTTGGGAACGGCAAACGTTTAAATGGATTGAACAGCAAAAGAATGTTAAGTGGTGGAACTCTGAAGAAACCGTAATACCTTATATCTGTTCAACCGATAATAAAGTGCATCGATACTTTATTGATTTAACTGTTAGGTTTACCAACGGCAAAACTATATTGGTTGAAATTAAGCCAGCCTCTCAAACAAAACCACCTAAGCGCAAGAATCTTAATGAAGCATTGTCTTATATGAAGAATACTTCTAAATGGAAGTATGCTAAAAAATATGCAGAAGATCGTGGATACAAGTTTGAGATATGGACTGAACATACCCTTGAAGGATTTGGTATACGTATTCTGTCATATAAGAATAAAGCATCAAAGACTAAAGTTGGTAAGCGTGTATGGAAATCATTTAAGAAAATTAAATCTAAACGAAAGGTATAAATAAGTAATATGGGAAAAGAATCACTATTCGACAAATTAGAAGCAGAAGCGTATAGACGTAATTTACCCAAACGATCTAAGGAAGCATCAGATTGGTTTAAAGGTAAGCTTAAAGGTATGTCACGCATTAATATGCAGAAGATGATTAAAGATCCAAGACTCGTAAAGAAGTCTAGACCTAGAGTTGGCGATATGTTTATGTATGTATATGACCCTAAACTTAGAAAGACATTACCGTATTATGATAATTTCCCGTTAACCATTATGGTTAAGGCAGCTCCGGGTGGATTTTATGGATTGAATCTACATTATCTACCTTTAAAAGAAAGAGCTATGTTATTAGATAGATTATCATCTTTAGCTAATAACCAGAAGTATGATGAAACAACTCGATTAAAATTGAGTTATAATTTATTAAAGGGTGCAAGTAAATATAAATACTTTGCACCATGTTTTAAACATTATTTAACTGCACATGTTGATTCGCAAATCATGAAAGTGGAAGCATCTGAATGGGACATCGCGGTGTTCCTACCTACAGAGAATTTCAAGAAGATGTCGAAGACTAAGGTGTGGAAAGAATCAAGGAGTAAGTGGTAGATGCATAACCATCAGAAAAAGTACAAATGTAATCATTGTAGTATAGAAGCAACCAAAGGGAATATTACTCGATGGCACAATGATAATTGTAAGGAGAGATTTTAGTGTCCCTTCCTGCAGACATTGATACATTAAAATCAACCATATCAAAACGCGGTGGAATGGCCGTTGGCAACAGGTTTGCTATATACATCACTCATCCAGGAAATGCGATGGGTGGTTTAATTAATATGGACGTTAGCGGATTAGTATCCAATATCTTTAATGATGTTACTAATGGCCGAAAGGTTAATCCGATGTCATTCTTTAATGATCCTCGCGATATGTTTTTGTTATGTGAATCGGTGTCTATTCCCGGTAAACGAATATCAACAATGGAAAAGAATACCCGCGGTTTAGATACTAAGGTCCCGTACACGTACGCAGTAGACGAAGTATCGGCTGTGTTTCATTTAACCAATGATTATTATATTAAAAAGTATTTTGATTCATGGCAAGCAATGATTATTGACCATGACTCGATGAAAGTTTCATACAAAAAAGAGTATGTGACTGATATAACGATTCAGCAATTGTCTGCGTCGAGTGATATTATTCCACCTTATGCTATTAAGTTGGAAAATGCGTATCCAATTGGGGTATCCGCTGTTGAACTGAGTAACGGTGGTACA